AGGCGATGAGATAGCAAAAAATAATGCACTTATCGCCTTTTATTATAAAATAAACCCGCTTACATTAACAGACGATGAGTGGTGTTTAGCAGTAGCTCAAATTGATTTTAACCTAATATATAACGGCTCAAGAACTTTAAAAGAATAATGGCAAACGATATAAATTATACACTAAATCTAAAAGACTTATTTTCAAAAAAGATGGGTGGGGCTGTTGCTGAAACTGCTAAATTAGATAGTAAATTAAAATCGACAACTCAGCGTTTTTCTGATTTAAGAAAAGCATCTGAAAGGATGCAGGCTACAAAAGAAAAGCAACGCATTGATGATATAATCGCTGCTAAAAATGGAACTTCTGCATTTGGAGAAATGGGTAATGCTGCTAAAATAGCAACAGGCTTAGCAGTAGCAGCCTTTGGAATGTTTGGAAGAAGTGTATTTAATAATCTTGTTGAATACGAATACTTTAGTACAGGTATCCGTACTATGATGAAAGGAGATGCTTTAGCTGGAAAAGCATTAGAAGGGCAATTAGTTAATTTAGCAAAAACAACTCCTTTTGAATTATCAGAAATACAAAGTGCGTCTAAGAGATTAATGGCTTATGGAGTTGCTGGTGGTCAAGTAGTCGATAAGTTACGAATGCTAGGTAATGTTTCCGCTGGATTAGGAAAACAAAGTTTACCTTTTTTAATTACTGCTTTTGGACAAATAAAATCAAAGGGACATTTAGCTGGACAGGAATTAAACCAATTAACAGAACAAGGATTCAACCCATTAAATATTATTGCTAAAAAAACAGGCAAAAGTTATGATGAACTTTTAAAAGAAATGGCTAAAGGTCAAATTACTTTTAAAATGGTAGATGATGCTTTTAAAACAGTAACATCTAGTGGTGGGCAATTCTTTAATTTAATGGACGAACAATCAAGAACTGTTGGCGGTAAATGGAGTAATTTAAGCGATGTTTGGAATCAAATACAGGTAAATATAGGTAAATCTCAAAGTGGTATATTAGCTGGGACAATTGGTTTTATTAGTTCAATGGCTGATAAATTAAATAATAGATTGGCTGGAGGTAATTTTTTAGATGAAACTATAAAGAAAAAAGGATTAGAGCAAAGCTATAAAAATGTTAAAAGCAGTTTTATGGGGGGCATTAATTTTGGAGCAAAAGCTGGAGAATACCAAGATATTGTAACTTCTGGAAGTGGTTCTGCAAAAGATATAGCACAAAATTTACAATATTTTGGAGATATATTAAAAAGAAATGAGGAAAAAGTAAAGAGTGGTAAAATGACTATGGATGAATATAGGATAAGTACGGCATTAGCATCTGAATCTATACAAAAGTTAAAAGGTGGGTTAACATTATTAAAAACAAAAGCAGACACATCACTTTTACCAGTTTCGGAAACCTCAAACGGATTAACAAGCGGAAATAAAAAAACAGATTCTTTAGGAACAGGAACAGAAGTAACAGGTAACAGACCTCAATCACTTACACTAAATATTACTAAATTAATTGAAACACAAAATATAAGTACAACTAATATGTCAGAAACATCAGCTAAAATAAAAGAGGAAGTTTCAAAAGCACTATTAGAGGCGGTAAACGACGTTAATACAGTAGCACGATAATGGCAGATAAAAATTTTATAGTACCTGTTGCTTTAGAAGTTAAAGGTCAATCAGAAATGATATTAAGAAATGCGGGATTAAGTTTAATTAAGCCTAAATTTTATAAAATAGATGCTTCTATAGTTGCTGAGGAAGATACAACTTTTGATAATGATGGAACGATTGGTAATATGTTAGGTATGCCAGTTTTTGATTCTATTACTTTTAAAAATCCAAATAACCAAACACAAACTTTTGTAAATGATGGAGTTGGTCAAGGTGCTCAAAGTGGCGATTTAGTTTTAATAACTGCTTTAATAACTGCAAGTAAAAATAAAAATATTGTTGTAACAAAAATACAAGGGCGTAACGGAACTGTTAAAGAATATGTTTCAGATGATGATTATACGATTAGTATTAAAGGTGTTTTAGTTGGTAAATATGCAAATGTACGTCCTGTTGATGAGATTAAGAAGTTAGAAGCCTTGTGTGATAGTCCTTTGGAAATTGACATAGTAAGCAATTTTTTAGCTGATTTAAACGTACTTACTGTTGTTATATCACATTCCAAAACTCAAAGAGAGGGCATGAGAAATGTCATAGATTTTGAAATTCAATGCTTATCAGAAACTCCTTTCGAAATAAAATCAAATGCTTAGATTAATAAGTAAAACTACAATAACAAGTAAAAAGACAGGTAAAGAATATTACTTTTACTTTTGCGAAGGCATTGAAATAAATACATCATTTGAAAATTTAACAGATACTGCTAGTATTAGATTTCCTCGTAAATTAACAGATGATGGTAAAAATATATTTGTTGGAGAAAGTGCTTTGTTTAGACGTGGCGATAAAGTAAAAATTGAATTAGGTTATGATCCAAAATTAAGAACTGTTTTTAACGGATATATCACAGAAATTGGTTCTAATATTCCTATTGAGTTAAAGTGTGAAGATGAAATGTTTGTTTTGAAAAATACAAATATTAAAACATATGCTAAAAATACAGTTTCATTAAATACTTTATTAACCGATATTTTACCAAGTACCGTTAAATTTGAGTGCTTAGATGTTAATTTAGGTTCTTTTAGAATTACAAACTCAAGCGTATCAAAAATATTAGATGAGTTAAAAAAAGATTATGGTTTTTATTCTTATTTTAGAAGTAAAGACACAGTAACTGGACATGGTTTAGATGCTGTAACAACTACTACTCAAATTTTACATGTTGGTTTACCTTCTGATGCTAGTGTTACTAATACTGAAAATTTTGCCTTTGAGGAAAATATAATAAATCAAGATGATTTAAAGTTTCAACAAGCTGATGATTTAATATTAAAAGTAGTTGCTATTTCAATGCAAAGCGATAATAGCAAAAAACAAGTTGAGGTTGGCGATGCTGATGGCTCACAAAGAACTTATCACACTTATAATGCCACTGATGCTGATTTAAAAAAGTTCGCACAATTGAAATTAGATGCTGTAAAATACACAGGATATGTTGGTAATATTCGTACCTTTGGAGAACCTTATATGAGGCATGGAGATATTGCAAAAATAACAAGTACTAAGTTACCAGAAAGAGATGGAAGTTATGAAGTTACAAGTGTTAAAAGAATATTTAGTGTTTCAGAAGGGTATAAACAAGAATTAGAATTAGGAATAAAAGTAGCTTAATGGCAATAAATGAAGATATAAAAAACGCTATTCGTTCACTTGCTGATAAGCATGAGGAAGTATACTCAATAGTTTGCATTGTTGATGATGTTGATGTTTCTGGAAAAACTTGTAATTGTAGCCCTATTAATGGAGATGCTAAACTGTTAAATGTACGTTTAATGACTGATATAACTAAGGTTGGTATATTTGTTACGCCTTCGGTTAATAGTCAAGTAATGGTAACAATGATTAATAAATATACTGGTTACGTTAGTATGTTTAGCGAATTAGACGAGATACAATTAAACGGTAAAGATAAAGATGGACTAGTTCAGGTTGCTGATTTAGTTACGAAATTAAATAATTTAGAAAATTTAGTTAATGCTCATATATTAGCTTATAAATCGCATACACATTTAGGAGTAACAGTAGGGATGGGGGCAACAGGCATTACAACTCCAGACACGCAAACATTAACACCAACTACTCAAATTGAATTAGAAAATAAAACTGTTTTACATGGCACAGGTTAAAGATATAATATTAGACGAAAATAACGATTATGATTTACTTTTTAGTGATGGAGATTTTAGCGTTTCCGAAAGTGATCCACAACACGAAATTTTAATCATAAATACTAATTTAGGAAGCTGGAAACAGTTTCCCTTAATGGGTGTTGGTATAATTAATTTCTTAGGGTCAAGTGGTCAATCTGAATATTTAAAAAGACAAATGACTGTAATGTTAAAAAGTGATGGATTTCAAGTTAATTCAATAAAGATTAACCCTAATGAGATTTCAGACTTTACAATTGACGCTGAAAGAATATGAGTTACTATGTAGTTAAATATGGAGAAACATTATCTGACATTTCTGTAAAACTTTATGGAGATGCTAGTTATGTATTCGAGTTAATTAAATGGAATAGTACATTATCTAATATTTCAGATGTTGGAATTGAGGGATTAAATTTATATTACGAACCTATTATTAAAAGCGCTTTTAAACCAGTTGAATCAGTTTCAAGTGTAGTAAATAAAGTAGTAACAATTAAAGAAAATCAAAGCATTTTTGATATATCTTTGCAAATATACGGAACAACTGAAAGAGTATTTGATGTTTTAAAGTTATCTAATAAGTCAGACATAACGGATGTTTTCACTCGTGCATAATTTACATATGAATACGAAAAAAGAAATGTTCCTGTCTTTTTTTATACTAAAAAGATAAATATTAGTACATTATACTCAAGTGCGGTTACTGTAAGTTTATACAATTATTTATTAAAAGAAGATGGATTTTATATATTACAGGAAAATGGAGATAAAATTATATTATAATGGCAGATAGCAAAATTTCTGGTTTACCCTCAGCTAGTCCTTTAGGTGGTACTGAAGAGCTCCCGATAGTTCAAAGTGCGTCAACTGTAAAAACTACTATTGATACTATAAAAACTTATTTTACTACTTTTTTTGAAAGTTTATCCAATAAAGACGCAACAGGCGGATATGTTGGATTAACCCTATTTAAAATTAACTTTAAAAACGCATTAAATACATTCACTAGCTTTTTTACAAATAGTAATACAGCAAGTAGAACTTATACTTTTCAAGATAGGAATGGAACTATTGCGGATGATACTGATTTAGCTTTAAAAGAAAATACAGCTAACAAACAAAATTCTTTAGCAGTTGACGGAACAGGAACTAAATTTCCAACAGTTGATATCATTAGACAACAACT